ATCAACTACATCTTTAAATGCCGTCAATAAAGACCACACTTTATTATCTTCAGTTCCTGCATCTTTTAATAATTCATCAAATTTATCATTGATAGCCCCCGCTGATTTAACTTCATACTTGTCAGACCTCTTTAAATATTTAGCAACACCCGTCTCCCCTCCCTCTTTAATAAACTCCTTAAAATATTTATTAACATCCGATTGAACTAAAAAACTTCTATTTAATGATTGCACGGCACGGTCTATTGTATTTAATTCAGCAATCGGTACATCACTTTTTTTATCAATATGAAATATCATACTATGTAATTCTTGTAATTTAGTTAAAAAATCAGATGAACCTGTATCAGAACCATTTAATTTATTTTCTCTGATTGTAGTTGGTACTTTCTCCATTTCTCTTAATTCCATTTGTTTGAATCGATACGCTATATCGAATATACTGTTCCCACCGTTATCATTAACAGAAAAATAACTCATTTTATATAATATAAATTAGATATTAATTTTTATTAATTCGCATATAATTTCATCATTCTTTAATCTTGGATTCTGCTTTTTTATTTGTTTGAACCAATTAATATATTGTTTATTATCCATACCCAACATAAAATTAATAATTCTTGATGCTACATGCCTACCGCACGTATTTACATCATTAGTATCACTTTGAAATTCATATTTATTTATTATTAGTTTATCAGTTGGTTTAATTGATTTCAATATATGACCCATATCTTTATTATAATCATTGCCTAAATATTCATTCATTTTTTTAGTTATAAATTTTATGATGGTTTTCGGTTCATCACCATATGAATCAAAAAACTCAAATACATTATTATTTCTCAAAAGCAATTGCCAATGCCCTGTATTAACACCTTCAGTTTCAGTTAATATTACAACAAAATCTATTTTTTTAGGAAGCAAATCATAGATTGATTCATAGTTTTCTAAATCTGCAAATTTAACTATTTTAACATTATGAATTAATTTATCTAAATCGTGATTGGTTATGAAATAATTAATATCATTCTTATATTTTGATTTTCCCAGTTGAGTTTTAGTAATTGACATTATATTATATTAGATTATTTTTTTTAATTTAATTATTTTTAGTCCCAAATATCCCAATTCTCGCCGTTCTAGAAGAAAGTATTCCATGATATGAATTTGAAAATAGTTTGCTCTGGAGAGGCTGAAATTGGGATATTTGGGACATAAATATTTATTAAATAAATAATATCTAATTTATATTATATAATAAAATGAGTTTCGAATATGAATATTATTCACTATTAATTAACAACACAGATGTAGAGACATCAGATTTTCAACTACATGAACCACCATTAAAATTCAACGAAGTGAGAGATAGTCCAATTTTAACTAATACTCAAGATTATGAAATAGCAATTGAAAATTTCAAGGTAGATACTAAAACACTACCATCATTTATTCCAACCATTAGACAAAATGAAACATCATCAACGATTTACAAAGTATGTATTGAATATTTAGAACCAGTTTCAGGGGTAAGATATTTAGGAACTCAAAATGTAATATTTGAACCTCAAGATAAAACTAAATCAGTTCCTCCATTATTACAAACTGGTTATCCTAATTATGGAACAGGATATTATAATATTTATAATTATGAATGGTTTATTGTATTATTAAATAAAGCGTTGCGTTTAGCACAAGTAGATTTAATTGCAGTTCTAAATGCTAATAATATACCATCAGCATTTATCAATCATGACTATGTACCTTTTTTTATATTTGATAAAGTTTCAGGAATTATTAGTTTATCTGCACCAAAAGATTATTATTTAAATACAGCAACTGATTATTTAAGAATTGCATTAAATAAACCATTATATCGTTTGATTAATTCTTTACCATTCACAATTCAACAAGCAAACTATCAAATTGATGGTTCAATACTTACTCAAGAATTATTCACAATTAATATGTCTAATTTTGGATTACAAAATACAGAGTCTATAGATAACCCCCCACTAGAGAATGGTGAATTAAGTGCAAATCAAAATGTGGATTATATTACAGTATATCAAGATTATTCAACATTAGATACTTGGACTCCTGTTGATTCTATCGTAATAACATCATCAACTTTACCAATTAAATCAAGTATGAGAAGTGCAAATCACACCTATATCAACGGGGTAGAAACAACCGCTGGTTCTGTAGAACAAACTGAATTTGAAGTGACGGATTTTAAAGCAGGGTCGTATAATAACGGAATTATTTATCAACCTAGTGAAAAAAGATGGATTAATATGTTGCAACGGTCTGAATTAAGAAGAATTAACATAGAAGTATTTTGGAGAAATAAATTAGACAACGGGTTAGTACCATTATCTATCAATAGCGGTGGAAGTTTTAGTTTAAAAATTGTATTTAGAAAATTAAAAGTTTAAAAAAAATAAAATAATTAAGAATAGTTTAAAAATAAATATCTAAGTTTAATTATATAATGTCTAACGAAGTTAAAACGTATCTTGTAAATGATGAACGCTTAAATGTCGAATCCCAAGTAGAGATGGCTGTTAAAAATGGTCCTCAATCTAGCATTACTCAAAAATATAAACAATCTAGCAATTCCAGTTCCAGTCTTATGTTTAATATTAATGTTCCATCAGAAAATACTTTAGTTTCTCGCAAACTTGAAATTGATGCAACTATGAATTTTTATGCAACTGCACCAGCGGGGGGGTGGCAAAATATTACTTTGCAAATAGCCCCTTCTGCATTCCCAATCAATACCGCCATAAGCAGTGCATCGATGACCGTTAATAACTGCAGTGTGAGTGTTGCTTCTCAAGATGTTCTCGAACGGGTGCTTAAACAATATAGCCCAGAATTCCTTGCAAAAAATTGCAGCACTACCGCTTATCTACCAGATCAATATTTTGGTACAACTCATGAAGCATTTATAGATGCAAATGAGTTTAGCTCTGCATCTTCTGTTGGCGATGCTAAAGCAGCAGAAAAAGATGGTTTAGTTGGTCGCTCAGGTTCAAGATATGCCTTCTTCCATGCTACTGCTGCTGCACCTACCGTTCTAACACCCTTAACCGACGGGATAACAGCGGTTATTCCAGCAGGAGATTTTCTAGTTATGAAAATATATTCTCGTGAGCCTATTGTTGGTATGCCTGGGCTTGAAATGACTGAAACGGGTTCATTCGTCGGTGTTAATAACATTGAATTAAATCTTCAATTAAACGATGGATCTAGATGCACATGTTCGAAAGTCACAGGCACTGCAAATTTCACTTTTCAAGCGGGGCTACCATCTGCAACTGGAAAAATATTCGATGACGATGCTTCAGTTGTAATGAAATATTTCAGTCTTCCACCAAGTGAATATTCTAAAATGAACACCAAAAATGTTGTCTCATACAATGAATTTGTTTCTTATAAAACTGTTTCTTCTTCAACTATCGGACAAATTAATGCATTCCCTGCTCAACTTACTTCTAATAATACTCAACTTCGTCAAATTCCTGATAAAATTATGGTTGTGGTTGAGCCTTCTTATTCAAGCAGAAACAAACAATTTTCTAATAATTTAGCATTTCCAATTTCTTCTATTAATGTGACCCTCAATAACCGTGCAAATTTATTAAGTGAATTAAATATTGTAGATTTATATGAGATGTCAAAACGAAACGGAAGCAAACAACCATTCTCTGAATTTATCGGAGAATTAACTCTTTTTGAAGGAAAAAAAATAAATGGTGCTGGTCCTGTAATTATCATCGACCCAGTTCGGGATCTACAATTAGACTCGTATCTATCAAGCGGATCTGTTGGGGCATTTAATTTACAAATTACTGTTAATTACAACAGTCCTTTATCTGTTCGCTATAACGTCGCACCAACTGTAGATAATAATGATCTTGTAGTAAATTTTGTTCCTCAATTAAATATTATCTGCAGTTATGGCGGAGTGCTAATCACCCAACAAGGAACATCTGCTGCTATGTCTGGTCTTCTTACTAAAATGTTAGTTCTTGAAACTAAAGATGCTGGTTCAAGTGCAGGTGATTATGACGAAGTTGAAGAAATGAGTGGTGGTAATGTTTCACGTGGTTTAACTTCTATTGGTGAGACTCTCCGTAAAAAAGGTAAAGATAAACTCAAATCAATGGCTTCTAAGGCTGTAAGCAAAGGTGCTGATATGCTACAAAATAAAATAAGTGGTGCTGGTAATCCTTCATCCTATAACTACTCTGGCGGGAGTTTCTATTCTTAAATAAATAATAATAATATAAGAATTTTAATATAATATAATTTCTAAGTTAAATTATATAATATGAATTTAGAATTCTATAATAAAATGGTTTCTGATAAATTAAAAAAATATGATATGGACTATGCAAAAAATTTTGATTTAGTTAATATTAGTTCTAATAATGAACTTTTAAGCGGTGGTACTAAAGCAAGAAAACATGTAATGGTTGGAACTGATGCTTCAACTTATGCACCAAATTTCAATGCACCTGAAAAATTAGTTGGTTTATCTGGAGGTAAAAAGAAAAAATCAATTTACGATAATATGAATGAATTTGCCGATGGTTTTGTGTATGGATTTACTAAACCATTAGAAATAGGTGCAGATATTGCAAGTAAAGTTGTTCCAATTGCAAAACAGGTTGCACCATTAATGGCTGCTGCTGGTAAATCTGATTTAGATAAATCTGATTTAGATAAAGCAAAAGAAAGTCTTCAAAAATATGTCGATGGTAAGAAAAAAACAAAACCAACAAAGAAACATCTTGATTTACTTGAAGAACATGGGATTATTTCAAAAGAAAAAGAAGGCGGCTCAAGTTATAATGTATCTGGGGGAAATTTGAAACAGGCGAAAAAATGGGAAGGCTTCGCAGTTGACACAGCAAATGACGGTTTAAATCTTGTTAAAAAAGGGAAGAAAGTATTTGGTGGAAACTTGAAACAGGCGAAAAAATGGGAAGGCTTCGCAGTTGACACAGCAAATGATGGTTTAAATCTTGTTAAAAAAGGGAAGAAAGTATTTGGTGGTGCTAAAAAGACACAATCACCATGGATAGCACATGTTAAAAAAGTAGCGGCGGCTCAGGGCATTCCATACAACCAAGCACTTAAAATAGCAGGTGCAAGTTATAAGAAATAAATAAATCAATTAATTATATTATTATTGTTAAATCATAATATAATGAAAATTATTGGTTATTAATAAAATTAATATGTTTAATTGTTCTTTCATGTCTGGTTTTTCCACCGTGACATATTTCAGCACCACAAACACATTTAACACGAACAGATGCCTTTTCACTTAATATTTTTTTATTTTTTTCGCTGTATTCTTTATTTTTCTCTTTGAAATAATCTTTATGTTCTGCATTATATTTCAAACTATAAGCATTTCTTTTTTCTCTGTATTTAGCATGCTGTTTCTTATAACAATCTGGGTCATCAGTTGTTTTTCGACCTGCAACAAATTTATTAACACATTTATAATTATCATCATTAGAAAATTGCATAATATAAAACCCTTCTCTTTTTCTTAATTCATCTTTATTCTCACAAGGGAAATTCTCAACAAGATATATTTTATAGTTGTTATTTTTAATTATATGATATGATGTAATAAACCCCTTTGTATTAGATTGATTTTTATAACAATTATAATCCCCCACATGCTTAGCAAGTCTTCTTGCAACAATAGGTTCACAGGTCGAACCAATATAAACTTCTGATGTATTAAAATCTTCAATCTTATAAATTTTGCCGTTTTGATAATTAACCATTACTATTTATTATTATAATATACTATCTCTTTAAGTATTAATTATTTATCCCCCCCGCATAAATGTATATTTATGATTTTAATTTAAATTTATAAATTCCTGCTAAAATCATAAATCAAATAAGGGGGAATAATCCAGATTATTTTAATTATAATTAATTTAAATCAATAGATTAATTATAATATAATATTCATTCACGCTTTTTTAACATTACATCAATTTTTGAAGCGTTATTTAATTTACAGGCACAACCACCAAGCATTTCATTTATAATATATCCTTTTAATATTGGTTTTTTACCTTTTCCAATTTTCATCTCTGGATCTAATCGTTCTAATATAGATGGTTTGTGTTCAGTAAGTGGATTTGATGTTTTTGCCTTGATTTC